CTGATGCCTGGTTTTTGTGGTTTCCCCAGGCTGAAAGCTATACAATACCCTGTTTTATTCGATGGCAGGGAAAGGCAAGGCGGTTCAGAGGTGTGCCGATCTATCCCCCGACAACAAACTCACCACGTTCGTTACCTCCACGCATTATGGCCAGAGAACAAATCCCCTGTTTTTGGAAGCGTCCAGCAGGCAACAAGCCAAACCTCACGGTTCTTGAAGTCGCTTTTCCTCATGAAATGGCTGGCACAACCGTGATGTGTCACACTCACGGGCGAAACTGGCTGCATAATCTTGCATTCGGTGATCCAGTCTTTGTTTGGGGGCCACTCAACAAAACAACCAGGGGCGAATACCTCAACGACCCTTGCCCTGATGAAGTGCAACCGTTTTTGGCCTCTCAAAACGCTTCAGCTTGCGTTCAGCCTGCAATTCTCAATCCCAAGATTGAACAACAACCTGAGCAATCTGCTGATCAAGCGGAACGCAGAATTTCAACCAAATTCAAAGGCTCTGCAAACATTGACACTTTTCTAGCCTTAGCCGGTAGCTGTAGCGGGCATGGCGAAGCTGGCCATCTTTTGATGGCTTTTGCCTTAATTCAAGTCCAAGACCAAGTGGGCTCATTGCCCTCACATGAGTTACGCGACTATCTCCGCAAGGCGCTTCAGCGTGCTGGGCAGCCTGCCTTTTAACTTTTCGACACTAAGCTCTGCCGCTTAACCGTGGCAGGGCTTTTCAAATAACTCAACACATTTCACATCATCCACCATGACGATTGCGTTAGAAGAACCGGCACAAACTGAAAAGCCGGACGATTTATCGCTAAAGGCCACAACAAACCAACTACGTCAATGGATTCCGCTCCATGTGGAAACCATTGGCCGCCTAAGACGACTAGGCGATGACGGTCCTTTCAAAGAAGGACGCGATTACGTCTTTGTCGGACTTGGCAAAGGAAAACTCCTTTGGGATGTAAGCCAGGTTCAACAATCCCTTTGGTCATGGAAAAGGTCCTAATTCATGGAAGAAAGGCTTTTAAGCGCTATTGAAACCCTGGCCACTAGAGCTATGGGCATTGAGCAAAGTCTCAACACCATTGCTGACAAGCTTGATGGTATTGAAGATTCTTTTGTTGGCCTCACGGTTACCGTTCGCAACAACGGCGATAGAGACACGAATCTGATGCACATTACTGAGCAGTTAATGGACATTAATCGAAATTTTGAAGCCTTTTGCGATTGGCAGTCAGAAAAACCATGAATCAAGACGATTCCCTTCGCGCTCAACAACGTCAAAATGAACTCAACGCCTTCCGTCGTTATGAACGAGCCTTTTGGGTTGCCTACGCCAAATCCAAAGATCCTTACCCTCCCAGATGGGTTTCAGATCACCGTCGGTGAGTTCAGGGGCTATGTAAACTCAGCGCACCTTATCGAGCCCAAGGTTCATCAACTTCAGGACTACTGGCGCAAAAACCACTTACGCACTCATCCTTGAGCTAACCTCTGCTTAATTCCCTGTAAACTCCAGGGCATGGGCAAAAAAGCAACTAATCTCCAAATTCAAGAGCGCGTCAACACTATCTACCAGTTGATCATTAAATCTTGGTCGCGTTTTGACATCCTTCAATACGCTGCGACTGAGTGGGATTTGTCCAGCAGGCAAACCGATGAATACATTGCACGAGCGCGCAAGCTAATAGAGGCTGATTCGGAGATTGCCAGACCTCAATGGCTAGCAGCAGCAGTTAGACGGCTTGCGGAATACGAAAAAGAGGCTGGCAGCGATCGGCAAATTGCTGTTGCAATCAAGGCTTTAGAGACTCAAGCCAAGCTGCTGCGCTTTGATATCTGATGTCGCTTTTAGCAGGACTGACAGCGGAAGAACCTCTTCTTGCCTTTGCTGAACCTATAGATGAAGACCGCACGGAAGACGTAGTCCAAGCTCTTGCTGGCAGCCTTACAGAGCCACAACGTCAGGTTTGGGATGCAAACCATCGGTTTAAGTTGCTTTGCTCAGGGCGGCGTTTTGGTAAAACTTACCTTTGCATTACGCGATTGATTTGCTGGGCGATGGAAAAGCCAGGAAGTCTTTGTTGGTATGTCACGGCTAACTACCGAATGGCAAAACAAATTGCTTGGCGACAGCTTAAAACAATGACGCCTGATCGCATGATTGCCAAAAAAAACGAGACAGACCTTTCGATTGAATTGATTAACGGTAGTGAGATTGCATTGCGCGGCGCAGATAACGAAGACAGTTTGCGTGGAGTAAGCTTGTCAGCCTTGGTTGTTGATGAAGCTGCTTATGTTAAGCAGACAGCATGGGAAATGGTATTGCGTCCTGCATTGTCAGATCAAAATGGTCCGGCATGGTTTATTACTACTCCAGCTGGGTTGAACTGGTTTCACGACCTTTGGGAGCAAGCGCAAAATCAAGTTGACTGGAACACATTTTCATTTACAACGATTGATGGTGGCAATGTGTCGGCAAAAGAAATTGAAGCGGCACGCAACACTCTTGATGAGCGCACGTTTCGACAAGAGTATCTCGCAAGCTTTGAAACGCTTTCCGGCAGGGTTTACCCAGGCTTTAGCGATGAAAACATTTCAAAAGATGTCGCAGATATTGGCGGTCCTATTTATTGGGGGACTGACTTTAACGTCAGTGTTATGGCTGGTGTACTTGGCAGCAGGGTTGGCGACACGCTGCATATTTGGGATGAGCTAGCCGTCAAGCAGTCGAACACTGACGAAGTGTGCTCGATGCTAAGACAACGTTTTCCTGATCGCAAGATTATTGCTTATCCAGACCCTACGGGCTCAGCGCGCAAGACATCTTCCGCTGGAAGGACTGATCATGACATCATTAGGCGTTTTGGTTTTAGCTGCATCAGCCCAAAAGCACCCTGGGCCGTTAAGGACAAAATCAACGCAACTAATTGGATGATCAAAACGGCAAAGGGTAGCATCCGCCTTTTTGTTCACCCACGCTGCAAACACACGATCAAGGCCCTGAAAAATGTGACCTTTAAGGAAGGTGCTGAAGATTATGTGATCGACAAATCAGCCAACATTGAGCACTGGACAGATGGTCTTGGCTATTTGATTTTGGGTGCATTTAATCCGCTACATGAGAGGGCAGGACGAGGCACAGGCATTCGTCTCTACTAAGCTGTCGTCATTGGGCGGGATTTAACTGTGTATTCAGGGTTTTCTGGGCGGCAACGTGTCAGCAACGTCACTCAGGTCAGTGACCCCAGTTCTGCGTGGGTAAATCAAGAACCGCACTGGGGACTGATTGAAACCTTACTTACCGGCACTTACGGCATTCGTAAAGGCCATCGAAAATTTCTTCCACAAGAACCGAGAGAGCAAGATATCAGCTATGACAATCGCCTGGCGCGTTCTGTCTTGGCTCCTTATTACGTCAGGCTCGAACGCATGTTGGCGGGCATGTTGACCCGTAAGCCTGTACGTCTTGACGATGTGTCAGACGTCATTCGAGAGCAATTGTTTGATGTTGACTTGCAGGGCAATGATTTACAGACCTGGCTATTTTCAACAGCAAGGATCTGCATTCGATATGGGCATGTCGGTGTCTTAGTTGATGCTCCTAAGGCTGGTGACAATGGTCGCCCTTACTGGGTGACGGTGAGCCCGCGCGACATTCTTGGTTTTCGCGTTGAATTGAAAGACGGCAAGCAAGAGTTGACGCAGCTTCGTCTCATTGAAAAGATCGTTGTACCTGACGGCCTATACGGCGAAAAGCAAGTTGAGCAAGTGCGAGTGCTGACGCCTGGAGCTTTTGAGATCCATCAAAAAGATGATCAAGGCGAGTTTCGCGTTGTTGATGAAGGTCGCACAAGTTTGAGCGAAATTCCGTTTAGCGTGGCTTACTCAAACAGGCTTGGCGTGCTTGAGTCGATTCCGCCGCTGGCTGATATTGCTGAGCTAAACCTGCAGCATTATCAAGTTCAATCTGACCTGAGCAATCAGTTGCACATTTCTGCTGTGCCAATGCTTGCGTTGTTTGGTTTCCCGGCAGCAGCTGAAGAGATCAGCGCAGGGCCAGGAGAAGCGATTTCAATGCCGGAAGGAAGCGATGCCCGCTATGTAGAGCCACAAGGCAACAGCTATGACGCGCAATTCCGCAGGCTTGAGCAGATCGCATCACAGATCAATGAGCTAGGTCTAGCCGCTGTGCTTGGTGCCAAGCTTGTGGGCGAAACGGCTGAGGCCAAACGCATTGATCGCAGTCAAGGTGATAGCACGATGATGGTCGTAGCGCAGCAAATGCAAGACATGATTGACAATTGCTTGCGCTTTCATGCTGACTACATGCAGGAAGCAAACGCCGGCAGCTGTCTTGTTAATCGTGACTTTATGGGTATGCGTTTGGACCCGCAAGAGATCCAAGCGTTGCTGCAGCTTTATACCGCTGGCACAATCACCCAAGAGACGTTACTGCTTCAGCTAGAGGCAGGCGAAGTGTTGGGCGATGACTTTGACGTTGAGAATGAGCTAGAGGCGACGCAGGCAGGCGGATTGATTGAAACAATCCAGCCAACACCAAGACAAGAGCCGGAGGCAGAGGTCACAATGCCAGAAGCACAGCCGGAGAGCGCTGATGAGTTGGCTTGATAAGTTGTGCAGGCGTCAACCGGAAGAGCCTGAGAAACCAATTCAACGCTTGCTGTTTTATTCAAAGCAGGAGCTGGAGAATGAGTTCTATGCGGTTGTAAGGATTACGTGGTTTGATGGCAATAAAGTGTGCGCCGTCAACGAATGCAAGATTGACAGCTACAACGCTGACGTGATTATGGAGTTTTCTGACATTGTGGGGAACGCATTACGTGCCGGCGCTGATGTCTCGATCATTTGCATTGAAGATCCTGCAAATCTTGGCCTTGAGAAGTAATGAGCACACCGGCAGCGCTATATAAAAACGCAATTGATCTTAATCGCTTTAGCAATAGCGTTGCCAAGCAAATTGCTATTACTTACAACGATTTGATTTTATTTGCAGTAGACCAACTGCGTTCAATTGATGAATTATCTGCGCCTGCGCGTGCGGCAAGACTGCGAGTGATTTTGGCGCAATTAAAGGAATCTCTGGATGGCTGGGCGGAGGCAAGCACTGTTTTAACGGTTAAAGAGCTGCAAGGCTTGGCGTTGTTGCAGTCTGAATTTGTTGAGGATCAATTGCGGCGTGCGTTGCCAATAGAGCTTCGCGATCAAATTCGTAGCATTCAAATCAGCCCGCAGTTTGCTCAAGCTGTTGCGACGGTAGACCCCACTGCAATCAATGTTGTTGTGTTGAGTGATGACTTACAAGCTGCGGTAACCGGTGCGCCTGCGACCTTTCAGCTCACGGCAACACAGGGAACAGCAATAACGCTGCCAAACGGTAAGGTGTTGAACAAATCATTTCGGGGCTTAGCGGAATCACAGGTTGATTTGTTTGCCAAAACTGTGCGTAATGGATTGTTAACAGGTGAATCAACAAGCAGGCTGGCGCGGCGTTTAAAAGGCCGCTTGGAATTTGGCGATTTTGGGCCGCTGTCTGTGCGTCAATTGGCTCAAGCTGGCGGTGAGCTAACTGCAGTTGCTAATCATCAAGTAATGGCGCTAGTGCGCACAAGCGTTAATCAAGTCGCCAACGCAGCAAGCCAACAGGTCTACGAAGCCAATCAAAATGTGACGAAACGTTACCAATACATTTCGACGCTAGACAGCAGAACGTCAGCAATCTGCCGAGCTTTAGATGGTCAAGAGTTCGACTATGGCAAAGGGCCGACTCCTCCACAGCATTTTAATTGTCGCTCTACAACCCGTCCGTTGATTGATTACAAGGGGTTAGGCATTGAGCCGCCAGAGGAAAGTCGGATTAGGCGTCCAAATACTGCGTTTGGCCCATCTCAAAGCACAAGAAGCGATACTGTGCCGAGCAATCAAACATATGGTGAATGGCTCGATAAACAATCCCCTGCAGTGCAGGCTGATGTTCTTGGGCCTGAAAAGGTGCCTTATTTCAAACGACTGGTCAAACAGTATGGTCCGACACAAGCGATCCGAAAATTTGTAAGCAAGGACGGATCAGAGCTAACCTTGAAGCAGTTGAAGGACCTCTATGACAAAACTGCCGAGTAAGTATCAGTTCACGGTTGAAGGCGAAAAGCCCAAGGCCGCTGCAAAGAAAAAAGCCGCAAAAGCCGAACCGGCAAAGGAGACTAAGTAATGCCACGTTATAGCGGCCCGAAAAAGCCTCAAAAGCCGATGGGCAAGAAAAAAAAGGGAGGCAAGAAAAAATGAAGAAGGGATCTCGCGTTAGCTGGACTTACGGCGGCAAGCGCACCTATGGCACTGTGACGTCTGTCAAAGGCGAGGGTGTTTACAACATCAAAGGCCCTTCTGGCGGAACGGTGACACGTCGCGGCGCCAAGGGTGATCCGATAGTGGCCATTAAATCTGAAAGCACAGGAAATCCTGTACTGAAGAAACGCTCTGAGCTTCGAGCGGCACCAAAACGCAAATGACGATTCAGCGCGGCGGTCACACGTTTAAGGGCTACGACAAGCCCATAAAGACGCCAAGTCATCCAAGCGGCAAATCACATGCTGTTGTTATTAATGATGGCGGCAAGCCGCGTTTAATTCGCTTTGGTCAGCAGGGCGCAAAAACTAAGCCGCCTCGCAAAGGTGAAAGTGCTGCTGACAAAACAAAGCGCGCTTCATTTAAAAAGCGACACGCCAAGAATATCGCGAAGGGAAAGACATCTGCCGCATTTTGGGCATCAAAGGTAAAGTGGTCTTGAAACCTAGCCTGTGGCTAATTCATGTCTGAAGAACAAAATGCTCCTGTGGAGCAATCACTTGAGTCCAACAAACTCGAAGTAGAACTTGAAGCAATGAGGCGGAAAAATGCCGAATTGCTGGATGAGTACAAAAAAGCAGTAGCCAAAGCAAAGGCTGTTCCCGATGGCGTTGACATTCAGGAGCTATTGGACTTCAAAGCTAAGGCAGAGCAAGCAGACCTGGAAAAACAAGGCAAGTATTCCGAAGCCAGACAGGCTTTGGAGCAGCAGTTCCGTGAGGCGTCGGCGGAGAAGGACAAGCGCATCTCAGAGCTAGAAGCTCGGGTTCGTGAGCTTGAGTTAATTGCTCCGGCAAATTCCGCTTTGGCTGATATTGTGCATGATCCAAGCATTGTGTTTAAAGCTGATTTGCTGAAGCCAGATCAGATTGAACGCGAGGCTGATGGCACTGTTGTTGTTGTCAACGGCTATGAGCGCAAGCCAATCAGCGAATGGGCCAAGTCGTTGCCAAGTTACATGCAGAAAGCACCAAAGCCACAAGGCAGCGGTGCGCCTTCTGGCCGAAGCGCTAGCGGCGATATTCCAGCAGGAACTAAGAATCCGTTTGTCAAAGAAACATTCGACCTGACAGAGCAAATGAGGCTTCATCGCACCAACAGGGATTTGTACGAAAGTTTAAAAGCTGCTGCGAACCGTTAATATGTAAAACAAGCAAGGCTGTGCTGCGCTGTTAGGGCTGTGCCCACACCGTAAACATCTTTTTGAGGATCTGTCATGGCGACTCTTCGCTCTGACGTCATCATTCCTGAGGTATTTACTCCTTACGTCATTGAGCAGACAACTCAGCGTGATGCCTTTTTGGCTAGCGGTGTGGTGCAGCCAATGGCAGAGCTAAATGCTGCAGAGAGTGGGGG